GAGGTGGAGGCCGCTATGATCTTCTTTGGAGCTCGGAAATGTGCTGAGGGGACATTTCCGATAAGTGCGCCTTCTGCGCCTCGGGAACTTGGACCTTTGCATTCTAAGAGTCCTGTGCTTTACACGCAGTCAGGAACCGCTGATGTTTTTGGTACCTTTAAAGGCTTCAGAGCTAACCATAAGACTAAAGTTAGCCCAACAGTGTTGTGTGAGAGTCTTAAGCGCCGTGGTTACACACAGAAGTGGGCACCTCCTCTCATGAACTACATGCCATTTCACCACGCTTTGGCTGATATGACAAAACCTGCAGTTGGTTTCGACAAAGATTTACTGAAGATTTGTCGTAAAGAGTTTGTTGCTCATCTCATGAGCGAGCTCAGTGATGAGGCGAAATCCTGCATACATCCCTTTGATGTGCATACTGCTATCAATGGTGTTGCTGGACTCGCATATTGCGACAAGATGAATCGCCAGACTTCTATGGGTGCACCTTATTGCAAATCCAAGAAATCTTTTCTTGAGTCCATTGAATCGCCCGAGGGTTGTGATTGGGTGCAATTCACACCTGAGGTCATGGAGCGTCGACAACTTGCTATAGATACTTATCTCAGTGGCACGCGTTTTCATGCACAATTCTGTGCTCACCTTAAGGACCAAGCTGTTACTAAGGAGAAGGCTCTTGCAGGTAAGACGCGCATTTTTAGTTCACTCGAAGCCTCTGTTTCACTACTTATGCGAGAGATGTTTTTGTGCGTTGCCATGAGCGTTCAAAATAACAAATTTGTGTGGAATGCTGCCCCTGGTACTATTGCACAATCACTTGAGTGGGAGCAATTGTGGCTGTATATCACAGAGTTCGGCTTGGATCGAATCATTGCAGGTGATTATGAGAAGTACGACAAGAAAGTCCCAGCCTCAGTCATGATTGAAGCTTTTCAAGTTTTGCTCGAGATGTTTGAAATGCTTGGTTACACCGACGATGAGCTTGCTATTTGTTGGGGCATAACTATGGATGTTTGCTTCCCATCCACGGACTTCGGAGGCGATCTCATGATGTTTTGGGGTACTAACCCTTCTGGTCACCCTCTCACTGTTATCATTAACGGCATCATTGGCGTGCTGTACATTTTGTACACGTGGAAGAAATCTCCCTATGCTCAGCTCGATTTCTGGGAATATACACGCCTGATGACGTATGGTGATGATATGTTTATGGGTGTGTCTCCTCAATGTCCTGAATTTGGGCATACCTTTATTGCCACTGAGCTGGCAAAATGTGGTATTGGCTTTACCATGGCCGACAAAAAGTCAGAATCACGTCCTTTCATTCACATTGACGAATGCACGTTTTTGAAACGTTCTTTTGTGTGGGATGAAGATGTTGGTGCCATGTTGGCACCCCTTGATGAAGATTCCATCATTCGCAGTCTTATGAGTGCTACAGCAAGTAGGACCATTTGTCCGAAAGCTAGAGACACGCAGGCTTTGAGTAGCGCTTGTCGTGAATATTTTTTCTATGGGAAGAAGAAGTTTTATGAGAAGCGACAGCTCTTTCTACAGTTGGTAGAGGAGTGTGGACTCCAAGCTTACGTGGATCAATCCACATTTCCCAGTTGGGACGAATTATACCGTCAATTCTGGAAGAATTCACAACATGTTACCCTGTCACGCAGGGCTAATGTAGTGTGAATTAATGGTCTCCCCAAAGACGTAAAACTATGGGGGCGGAGTAAACCGCTTGAACAAACCGCTCATTGTGGCCTTACTAGCCTTTTGAGTGTAATATATGT